AGCAAGATCTTTATGACTATGTTGCAAAAGACAGAGCTGACTTGACTTCTGTAAGGAAAGGTGATGTCATGATTGGTGTGTTAGCGGACATTTGTGATAAAGCTGGGATCCCTCTCTACTGGAAAAATACCAAATATGAGGAAGTACAACCCGATATGGCCAGTATTTATATTGATGAGAGTTCTGATGATGACAACATGTTTAGTAGTAAAAACCCCATCAACAATAGTATGAAGGATACCCACGCTATGGTCCTACTACCAAAGAATGTCTGTATTAAAATGGCAGCTAACTTACACCAATTTGTAGAAGAGACCAGTTCTGAAGCCTCAACTGAAGAGATAGTCATCAGGAAGAAATCCTTGACAGATGTCCCAGAAATTGTTGTGCCAAAGCCAAAGAAGGATGTGATCTTAAAACCCCTTAAACCCACAACTAATGTATTGGTCACTTCCCCAACAAAACCCTCTAAGAAGAAGCATGACAATAGTAGTGCTCTTGATGCTGACCCTAAATGGCATGCTTTCAGAGGTTGGTCCACCGGCCCTGGAGGAGTTAAGAGTTTGAATATTATATACCAGTTCACCCGCGAAGCAGAAGAGTACTTAAAGAAATACTATATAGGTGAAATGGTTAAGAACTACCCTGAAGACTGGGAATCCCGTGAACAGTGCTTCTACCACCACCCATTAATTAGAACAGTTTCTGACATCAATCAGATGAAGATGCACAGTCTGATTGCTAAAATGGATGATGTGGAAGAGGTAGGAGATATCGGTTGTAAGCTTCATAAAGTGATAAAAATGACTAGGAAGAAGCTGTTTGCCCTTAGACCACCTCAGGATCATGAAGATAAGAGTTACATAGTCTGCCATTCTGAATTCCCAATTACTGATGACTGGCTCCCCAATTGTTTCATTCAAAAGACAGCGAGTAGAAAACTTGCAGAAACAGCACCTAAACTGGATGTGATAACAGCTCACGATTGTGTTTGGTACGATGGAGTTATGCCTTTTATTAAGGAAATGCTTTATCTGAAAAAAACAAAACGTGCATTTATCAGTTTTCCAGCTATACCCTCTCGCGATGGTACTTATGGAACAGTTGGCAATGAAGTTTCAGTGACAGTGAAAGGTAACCTAGTAATATGGAGACCATACGGTAATAGACCTTACATTCACCCCCCTTTCCACTGGCCAGCCCATCCTTTTGCCGGCGGTTCTAGGAGTGAGAGCTACAAAGAGGGATTCATATCATATGTTGAAAAGAGTCGTAGTCCTATAGGCCCACAAATGAGCTACGTTATAATTGAAGTTTCCTATAACGCTTCTGGATTCGCATGTGATATGTCATCTGAGGACCATCTTTACCAGAAAATTGAA